CCTTCAAAGTACTTGCTACCTGCTTTGTCGTGGCTTGAGAGACTAGGGAAGTCCCAATGGTCACCGAGATGAACTACGATGTCTGGACGGTAATCACAGATTGCTTTCCCTGCCCATGTGAGATGCTCTTGAGCTGCCTCAGGTTTGCACTGTGTGTCTGGTATGCAAAGGATTCTCATGCTAGTGTGAACTTCTCTTTAAAGTCAACTTCGTACACTTCAGGGAAGGACAACAGGAGCTGCTGAAGTACCTTATCATTGAGGCTTCGTCCATAACCAGCGAAGGGCTTACCAGTGTGCTCATCGACTTCATTGAGAGGGAACTCAACTGCGTAGTACACCTGATCTTTGATGCTGTAGCCATAGTGCTTACTCATCTCGTCTAGGATACGGTCTAGGACTTCCATCCAAATAGTTTCATGAGGCTCGATAATGATTGTCTCTTTGATAGGATGTAGCGTACCTTCCTCGTCAATCCACTCATGAGTCACCATCTCAAAAGCCCAGTAGTCATCATCCATGAGCTTAGGATGGTCTTCCTCCTCAACGAAGGCTACAGGCTTAGTCCATAAGGACATGAAGCGTTCTTTTAGAGATTCTTTAGTTGTTAAAAAAATATCAAACATAGTTGGTGGTTCCTTTTGTTTGTTAATGATTGTGTGAAAGTATTGTTCAAGTGTCATTGAAGTCTCCGTCAACAGGATGATACACCACCACCCATTGTGTCTCAAAGATTCCATTGTCGTAATCCTTGATGACCTTAGATGTTGTAATTAAACGACACCCTAGTCTAGGATGGTCAGTCACGTAGACTTTGTAGCACCCGTCCATCCAGTCAGGCTTAAACGGAGGATCTTTGTAGTGAACTATCAGCTTCGACATCGTATTTCTTCCCTTCTTCAATTCCTCGCTTGAGCATCTCAATGAAGGCAAAGCGAATCAGATCTGCTTGCTCTTGATCACTCAAGTTGATATGGAAGTCTGCACTACCATCATCATTCTCCTTGATTAATTCGATGTCCATTGTGAACACTCCTTCTACGTTCTTTAAGCCAATCCTCAGGGATCATTTTATCAGCATACTTGTAGCCGTTCTTGTTACACCAGTCAGCATACGTTGTCCGTGATGCCTTACTTATACGTGCTTTGCTGTTCGAAAACACAAATCTTATATCCAAGTGAGGATGTTGTCTCTTCACGAGCATATGCTTCTGACGATCCACTGAAGTAAATAACCCTTTAGTCTCGATGATGATACCGTTGTCAAGTACGAAGTCAGGTGTGTACTGATGTTCACTCGCTGGCTTGATGTACTTAACTTTAGTCTTCTCATACGTGAAAGGGATACCTGCTTCAGTGAGAGCATTAGCGACCTTTTCTTCTAAGCCACTACGCCAACCATGTCTGATAGCGTTAGCTCTTACGTTACTTGTTACTTTACGAGTTACCATTTATAACTTTGTCCGTTCGTATTGATGCAACAGAGCACCGAAGGCATCTACGAAGATCTCATCGTGCTGAGTATGTCCCATAGCGAACATGATAGCGTGGACGAGTTCATGACAGAATGTCTGTTCGGTGAAGTTCTTGTTCATACCTGAGCGAAGATAAATCATGAATGTAGCACAATCACATTTACCGTACTCGCTCAAGTCCTCTACGTACTTGACTGTCCATTGACATCCAACAAGATAGAAAGATGAGGGCACGTTTGGTTTGGTGTTCTTCGTAGCCATAGCAACATCAAGTTTTCATCGACACGAAGTTGATTACCATCGTAAGCTTTGAGACAAGCGTCATAGTATTCCCTTTCAGTTTTACAATCCTGTAGTAGCTTTGCAGCCTTTACAGGGCCAATGCCTTTCAAGCCAATGATGTTGTCAGTACGATCCCCTGTGAGCACCTGAGTGAATAAGTTACGAAGACCTTCTTCCTCAGTAACATAGTATTCTTCATGCTTCACGAAGTTGTAATGCCAACCTGCGACTTGATCTAGGTCTTTGTCAATGGAGACAATCCATCCACCCGTCTTAGTTGCCTCGATAGCCACTGCATCGTCTGCTTCTTGACCTTCAACCAGTTCTGCCCCTAGGCGCTGGAGATGGTGTCTAATAGCTTCGTAATGCACTGGCCTCTTAGCATCCTTCCTGTTCCCTTTGTAAGGCTCAGTGACTGCTATCTCATTGCGAAAGTTTCCTCGACCTGTGATGTACGCTTTGTAGTCGTCACACTTCAAGTCATCGAAAACAATCTCATGAACTAACTGAGTCACACGAGCCAAACAGATAGCCTCATCAACGTCTTCACTGGCAAACCCAACACGATAGGTTATGATGTCAGCGTCGATGATAGCTAACTTAGGACGATCAGAGGGCGTGGTCATCGTCCGCAGTGGTAGTCTCAGGCACGTAAGTCTTCACTTCAGTGACCATGATCGTCTTCAGCGATGGAGCATTACCATGCTTAGAAGACATACGATGTGTGTACGAGCCTACGATAGCTACGCACTTAGAGCCGTTACCGAGAGCTTCGATAGGTACTTCTTGGAGCTTATCCTCAGTAGGTTTGAACAAGTACTTGCTCTTAGCGACAATGAAGTTACCCATAGCATCCTTGTGCTTGACTTTGATGCCTAAGCCAGCGAGCTTCGCTGCATCGTCATCGGAGATGTTACCGATGGTACATTCGTAGCGATCATTGTCAGTGTTGAATGCTGTGTTGAATTCAGCCATCCACTTAGACCAGAACAACTCACCGTTAATTTTTACTGCTTTGAGATCTGACATATATCTGTGTTTCCTATCACTTAGTTAGGCCGTAGCCCTGTTACTGTAAATAACTACCTTCTCGACGAGAGATAGCTTCTGCTTCATCCTCGATGTAATCTAGGGCTGCTGAGAGCACCAAGTAAACGTCGAGGAGATCTAGCGTTTCACTATGAAGAATCATAAATGAATCCGCTGAGATATTGATAATGATTTGATCTTTAATGTTTGCTGTGTCTATTGACATATTCTATCGCTTTTTTTAGAAGTTCTGTGTTTTCTTTAAATAAACCAATACCTGTGTTGCAAGGCCGACACAACAAATCTCTAATTTGCCCTGTTTCATGGTTATGGTCTACATGAAAAGCAGATGAGTTTCCCCCACTTTCTGTTGTGCCGCATATCATACACTGTCCATTTTGTTTCTTTAGTTGTGCTTCATACCATTCAACCGTTACATTGTACTTCCTCTTGAGAGAATTTTTACGATCTCTTTCAATGTACTTTTCACGATTAGCGTAGTAATAATCGCTTTTGTATTTTCTTACAGTTTCTTTGTTCTCATCTATATACTGTTTGACACACTCTTTACAGTTGTTGTTAAGGCCATCCTTCATTCCACGGTGTTTACAAAAAGAATCTACAAGCTTTTCTGTTTGACACCTAGAACATTTCTTAGTGAGTTTCACGCCAATTCCTCCCAACCTTGTATTCCCCATCTAGAGGGCAACGTAGATTATACGCTATCCCCGCTTCCTTGATTGATTGTACAGCAGCTTTGCCAACTACGTCAGCTATGTCCGGTGAACACTCTATCTGCCACTCATCGTGAACATTAGCAACGAACTTAGCGTCAATGTGATACTTCTTGAACTTATCACTCAAGATGATAAGAGCCTTCTTCATAACGATAGCACCTGCGCCTTGAAGTAAGCTATTGAGTGCCGCATGTTCAGAGCGAACCCAAATCTTACGACCATCAAGCCCCGGTACATAGCCCTTGGACGCATATACGGATACTTTATCACGTAGACGCTGCAATGAGGGAGTCCCTTTAAGAAAGGCATCGATGAGCTTCTGTCCAGCACTAGCACTACCACCGACAATCGAGCCAATCTTCGCTGGCCCTGCGCCGTAGAGGAACGCATAGATGAACGTCTTCGCTTGGTCACGAGTTTGTAGTCCGGCTGCTTTCTGATTAACCGTGTGGACATCCGTTCCGTCCTTAGAGCTTCCCTCGGTGACTGTCTTGACATACGCTTCATCCTTCATGTAATGGGCTAACATCCGCAGCTCTAAGCCACTAGCGTCAGCACCAACCAATACGTTACCTTCCTCAACTGTCCAGCACTGACGACACTCTGGGCCATAAGGTGAACCTGAGTTAGGGATCTGTGCCATGTTAGGCTTCATGTGAGTCATACGGCCTGTTACAGCGCCATTGGTGATGACTCTACCATGTACCCTTCCGTCAGCTCCTACGACTTCTAACCACGATTCAATCTGAGCGATACGTTTCCCGAGCATCATGTACTCAGCTATCAACTGAGCGATAGGATACTTCAGGGACATCAGCACAGCTTCATCGACAATAGCTTGACCTTGTGGGTAGTTAGCTGTAGGCTCAGTGAACTTCTTAGGCTTCCACCCAAGGCCAATAAGCTTCTCAGCTATCTGTGGTCTAGAAGCAGGATTGAACACAACCACTTCAGGCTTCAGTACCTTCCCTGTCTTTTCAGAGATACGTTCTACCTCATACGGTGGATACAACTCTTGCATCCTGTCATTGATGGCACTCATCTTCCCCTTGAGTTCAGCTAGTAAGCACGTAGCGTGAATTACATCTAGTTTGAATCCATTCTTCTCTTGCTTGTTTATGATAGAGGCTACGGCATGTTCCAAAACGACCGAATCGTTAGAGAAGCCTTTTGATTCACATTCATCAACGAGCCTGCGAAATAGAAGGCAGAGGACACTAACATCTCGCTTACAGTAATGTTCAAGCAAAGCGTCGTGAGGGCGATCAAAGCACTCACCACTGTAAGATTGGCGTACACCCATAATCCAAGACCATACTGCTGCATAATCAATCTTCTCCTGTCCTAATGTCTTTCCCCATGCGTCCAAGCTGTGACCGTTCTCTCGTGTTGGCTCTAGTAGCCTTGACACTACGAGTGTGTCGTATGCTTGCTTCAATCCAATCTTGGTCTTCCAGAGCTTGTTTAAGATCGGAAAGTCAAAACTGATACCGTTATGGGCAATTATGAGGTCAGCTTGTTTAAGGTAGTCCCATAAGCCATCAGGAGTCTTCCAGATACGTACCTCATTCGTGTCTACGTCTTGCGTAATACACAAATGAATCGTCTGGTGATCCATCGTTGTTTCACAATCCAGAGCTATCCTCATAGTTGTTGTGCTTTCGTTTGTTTTCCACTAAAGGAATTACTTGTAGGTTGTTCCATACATCGAGTCCACTTACAGTTTTACCTTTAATAGGAACCTCATGGTCGATTGACCAATCAATGCCTGTTTCTTTCTTTCGTTTCTTAACAAGATCTCTTGCCTCAGCTTTTACTAAAGAAGTTAACTCTTGTTCCCAGTCAACCATGCGCTGTCGTCGTTCAAGATACAGTTCACGTTTACGTTTTTTGATCTGTTCTTTGTTTTTCTCATAGTACTGTTTCTATTGGTCGGAAATACTAGCAGCATTCTTCTTTCTCCACGCTCGGTTTCGCTCGTACTCCAACTCTTTAAAGTCTTCATCAAGCCGTTTCTTACGTTTCCACTCACGCATATATTCTTTGCTCATCTTCATAGAATTCTCCTAAAAGATTTAACTATAGCAAGAATTCTCTTCGATGTCAAGAATCATTTGAGGTTTATAAATAGTCCGATTTGAGCGAATGAGTAACCGATCCACATAATACCAGCACCCATGTCACCCTTGAGCCACTGTAACACACCTACGATGGAGTAACCAATACCGATAGTCCCTACGATAATCATTTCAATCATCAAAGTTCCTCCATCACAGTTTCAATCATCCTACCAGTCTGCATATCGTACATCAGATTACAAGCAGGGCCACTTAAACCGTTATACCTGTTCTTCGCAACAGCAACCTTAGTCAGGTTACGAATAGAAGGATCAGGACTCATGGAGTTACGCTCTAAGGTGATCACAGCATCGGACAACTGAGCGATAGCGCCTGAGCCTCGCAGCTGAGACAACGAGACAGCTTCACCGTCCTCATGTCCCTTGTTCGATGTGCTAGGTCGCTTCAAGTGTGACACACAGATCAAGGTGATACCTGTCTCTTGAACCAGTGTGCGTAACCTCGTCATCAATACATCAATCGACTTACGCTCATCGTTGCCATCCATACCAGAGACAACAAGAGAAATATGGTCGAGGAAAACCACACGACAATCACAGGCACGAGCCATGTATCGAATGCGGTTAAGGACGTTGTCAATAGCCAGAGAGCCAAAATGGTCAAACAGGAATACACGATTAGTACCGAGAGTAGCATCGAAAGCCTCCTTCAATTCTCGTTCTGTGACGGGTGTATCTGGCAAATGTAGTTTCTTATTTGCTTGCAGTGACATAATAGATCGGGCAGTCTTTCGCACCGACTCTTCGAGGAACATCCCCCCAACATTCCACTTAGTTGTTCTAAGGATTTGGAATAGGATTTCTCTAAGAAATTGACTCTTTCCGAGACCACTTCCAGCAGTGACAGTAATGAGTTCACTCGATCTGAGTCCGTAGAGGAGTTCATTAAGTCCTTTGAAAGGATAGAATGCCTCAGCGACTGGCTCAGGTGCAGATACGCTGTCCCAAAGTGTTGAGGCTTGGATGATCCCATCGGGTACATAACTCTCAGCTCTCCACCACTGGTTAACGTATTCAGCTCCTCGTCCGTTAATGAGGTAATCACAGGCATCTTTGCACTCCTTCAAATGTTTAACAATTTTAACCTTGTTGCCGAAGAGTTCAGCTACATCTTTAGCCGCTTTCTGTCCTACCTCATCAGCATCGAAGCAGATCACGATAGTCTCAAAGCTATCTAGGTACTCATACTGAGCCTTGCAGTCTTTAACAGCCGCTGAAGCCCCATTACGGATGCTCACAGTAGGCCACTTGCTGCCTGTCATCTGATACGAAGCCAATGCGTCCAGTTCACCCTCAACGATGGTGATGTACTTACCCTCTTTCTGGAACAAGGCCTGTCCGAATAGAGTAGCTTTATTGAAATTTCCTGCAATGGAGAATGTCTTGTTCTCCACAGATCGGATCTTTTCCGCTACTTTAGCGCCTGTTTCATCGAAATAAGGATAGTAGTGCTTCCCTGTCTCCTGTGTGACACCGAAGAACTCACAGGTTTCCCTGACGATCCCTCTGTCAACTATGGCCTTCACTTCCCCTGTTGTTTTCATTGTAAATACCTTAGTTTTGTTAACGTGTTGATTTTCGGTGTGATTTTCGACATATTCGCCCGATGTGTACGTTTGACAACTATGGCAGTACGTATGCCCGTCATCATAGAAACTGTTGGCATCTGAGCTACCACATAGAGGATTCTCACACGGCCCATGACGTAGGAACTTAGACGCTACCTTGAGGTTACTCATAGTAATCATCGCAGCCACCTTCCTTAGGTTCTACGCCTGTTCCGTGACAGTTACGGCATGATGCCCCATCGTAGTCACCTTCGCCACAACCTCCGCACCATGTACAAGTGTCGTCATATTCCTCATCGTCTTGTTCAATGTCGTCATCATGTTCGTCAATCATAGATGTTTCCTCTTTCTTTCCAAATATGCGATCCCAATTATCACGGACTGCTTGTGCGTCTTCCTTACGCCTCGCAGAGCCTTTACCGCCGTCTAGTTGTTTTTGCGACATATTGTTGTTCCTTTAACCATCGTTCAAAGTTAGCATCAATCATAGCGTCAGTTTCGCTACGAGTAAGTTTCTTCTTGTGGTGTGATCGCTTAGGTGGCACTGGTTCCCACTTAGGCCAAGGTGCATTAGGTACGAGTACTGTCTTCATTGTTTATACCCTTTCGGTAACAAGAGATTAAGAATGTAATTAAGCATGTGTGTTCTTACCCTTCAATGCTGATTCAATGGCCTTAGCGAATTGACGGATGAATACGATCATAGGCTTACCTTTTTGTAATGTTCGACCATAGACCTCGTACTCAATGGTGCTTAATTCTTCATCCGTCAGCCCAACCCATGCTCTACGAGTGTCCTCGCCTTCGGCTGCGGTGCGTTGTTGTGGTGTGGTGTAGAGTTTTGTTCCAAATGGCAATGTCTCAAGCCAATCGGTGTCAATATCCTCAACCAAGTCCCATCCGCCTGCATGAAGCTCCATTACAGCCACAGGCTCACCCTGCTCTTGCTTTGGAAACGCTCTTGCGCCACCTCCACAAATAGGGCAGTCGATCTCTTGCCAGCCAAGTTTTGCCAACTGTTCACCCTGCTCTTGCTTGGCTAATGCTTCTTTAGCGGCAACTCGCACCTTTGAACGCAATTCATCGTAGCCTTCATCGGTATGGTGCATAGTCGCTAAATGAAGTGCCAGCTTCATTGCTTCTTTATCGTTCATAGCTTAACGTCCTCCCACTTAGACAAGTCAGCAATGATGTCCGCTAGAACGCTCTCAGAGAGACCTTTGTAGGCTTGGTAGCCAGCCGTTGCAGCCTTGAGACTTTCGAGCATCTGACAGGCCTCAAGACCCTTCAATGCGTACTTATGTGCCATGACCTGCTCAGGTTTAGACAAGTCATAGGTTAATGTTGCTGTTCCACTCATGTTCAATACCCCTTATGTGCTGTCACTTAAGTGACACTTTGATTAATGTTAAGACAAAGACAAACAAAGAGATCACCATGTCTTATTCCCCATTGCTGTCCTTAGATCAGACGTTACTTTATCCCATCCATGTTCAACAATCAATTCCACAAAAGCATTAATCGTATGTACGTAATGTGATTCTTTTTGTAACAAGACATAATCATCTTCATGTTGAGTTACAATTTCTTCCATGTTATCCCCTTTTTGTCTTTAATGACTTTAAAGAATACATTAATAGTAATAACAATAAGATGTATTTACTTTAATGTAGGTTTAATGACTTTAATGATCTCTTAATCATCTAAGTCTCTAGAGTCTACTACATAGCTATATAGTGTCTCAATGTCTTCTAGGGAATCCCTTGAGTCCAGATTGTCATTCTCATCAGGTTCCTCATCGAGATCAGCCTCAGTTATCAAGTCAGCCCTGTCAATGGTAGGCACAAAAGGCTTCACATCTTCAAAGCAGACCTTACAAAGGTCAATGAACTGAAAAGTATTAGCATTACGACGAGTAGATTCAAACTCAGTCAGTAATCTATCACAGCAGCTACAATGCATTCTTTACCCCTTTGGCTATCTAGCCCTTAGTTAATGGTTTTGATGGCCTTAGAGGGCTTTTTAATGCGATCTAGGGCTATTACTTCACATTCCGAATCGTCTAAGTATTCTTCCAATACTTCATCATCGGGTTTATCGAGTAGTTGATCAATGACGATTTCCTCCGCGTCATCCATGCTGTCAGCCTTGACGTAAATGTAATGATATGCACGTTTGATCACGCACACCTCATAGATGTGTTGTTTTTTATCCACAGTAATATCCTCCAATCATAGGTGCATCAGGCACTTTAGCCCTTTGCTGTTGATCATAGTCTCTCTGCTGCTCAGGTGTCCAAGGCTTAGGTGGCACTTCAGACGGGAAAGGCCAATAAGGGTCAGGCTTAGGGTTTACCACAGGTCATGCTCCACAATTAGGTCGATACAGTAACAAATGAGAATCATTGTCATTTTGAAGGTGTCCCCCACATTGAAGGGAATTTATCTAATGGATTAGGCCCCAATGAATACTGTTGTTTTTCTACCACAGTCACCATTGAATCCTTGAATTCCTGATATGTATCTGGATCCTCCCAATAGGATAACATTTTAGCCTTTGACCCTGCATCATAGTGCTCACTAATCCACATAGCAAAGTCACAATCAAGGTCTCCCCTGTCGAATTGATCTTCAAATTCCTGTTCTGTCATAATGTCATTCTCCCATATGGTAAGTTAAATTGTCCAAAGCATCCCCGAAGTTATCCCATTCTCTAAAGAATTCGAGATCATCCACAGATGACAAAGCATTGATGGCTTGCGAGTACTTCTCAAAGACTTTTTTAGACTCAGCGAGTAGATGCAACAGTTCATCCCTAGTGCTCACGAGTTCATCACATAATGGGTTACCCTCAGCCCATAATCTGCGTTCAAGGCTTATGAAGTCGGAATTGTTTAGCATACATCTAGCCCTTTCGTTAGACAGATTTGAGAAACACCATTCTCGCTCATGGTGTGGCGTTCATAGGTGATTTCACCCTCTGCGGTTATAAACTCACGCTCTGACACCTCCATTGTGTCAAAACACCCATTATCTTCGCTGTCATAGTCAACGACAAAATATCGCACTGTATGTTTCAAAGTGTTCAAGACTGGATGACCACATTTGGGACAGTCGTTAGTGTTTGGGCCGATCAAGCCACCAATATTAGACACTTCGTCACAATGAGGGCACGTTACGTAGTCACTCATGATTTATCCCCTTAGAACTGTTGATAGACAATCTGGCCGTCATCAGTCTCACCGAGCATGATAGTGGCTGACTCTAGAAAGTCTTTCACTTGCTGAGTGATTTCATCGTCATTTTCATTGGTGTCAATCTCAATGCCGTAAGTTTCAGCAATGCTCAAAGGCGTATCAACTGAGTAATCGCAACAGATCGCTATTACATCTAACTCAATTTCCTCGCCGGTGCTGTCTTCGTATTCTTCTAAGTACTCAAAGATGATTTTGAGGGCTTCGTAACCGAATTGATCGTATCGGTTGAAGGCGTGGAAGGCATCGACAAAGGCGGAGAAGTTTACAGATTGTTTCATGATGTGTACTCGATTCTTGAGAAGTTAATAGACTGGTACAGTGTACCCCATAGAAGCCCCATTGCGGAGCCTCTACAAGCTAGGCTGTCATCCAAACCACAATGATAGCGATGAAGGTCAAGACAGGCAAGACAAAGCGGTCAATGAATTCGTGGGTGTTCATGGTGGTGCTTTCTTACAGTTTAGAATTGAGGTGATTGTCATGGATGAGGCGTGTCATGGTCATGCGAACATCTCTGATCCAGTCGCTCATGTTGGCCTCTGTCAGTCGTTGCTTGATCAGCGGCTCAACTGGCGAACCAGTCCTCCACAGTTCGAAAGCCTCTTGAGCGATGCGGTCGATGTTGGCTTGAATGGCTGGATACATGGTGAACCCCTTAGATGGTGACGACGGGTGACTTGATGGTGACCACCAGACGAGGGATGTCTTGGAAGGCCTTCTCGGTGACTGTGACTAGTCCGAGTGACTTGAGTGTGGCTGCTGCCTCGACCCTGCGCTTCTCGTGTAGCAGGATGGTCTCTGAGCCGTACTGGACGACTGTCTGGAGGATGGTGATGGCTGTCTGGTTCATGATGTGCTGATCCTTTGCATGTTGGTCTGGTGCGTTGTGCCTCAGATGCTAGATGTATTGCAAGCCCCATGCCAGCTATGTTTTAGTAGTACTCTTAGGTTACATTTTAGTTGGCATTGTAGTCCTGTGGTGTACACCACCTGAGAACTGTAACGTATAGTATTCATTTATGATGCACCATTATGATACAAAATGGACACCAGTGCACTAGAATGATGCACTTTCATGCACTAAGTTGGTTAGCCTGTGGATAACTACGTACTTATGCACAGGTTAGTAACAGCCTCTTGTGGATAACTTCTGAGGTAGGTGTTTACCCTAGGTGTCTATGTAGTACTTTATAGGTGCTTCATTGCCTTACACTCTGCTGACTGTGGAGATCCTGTGGATAACTTAGTATGTATACTTACTACTTTACTGACCAATGAGTCATTAGTGTAACTTCATAGGAGGGGAGGGGTGGGCTTGTGTGTTTACTTTTGTGGGAGCCTCCTAAGTACACAAAAAAGAGTAATTTAGAAAGTAGACAATCATGACTAAAAAGTCTAATAAAATCAAAGAAGTTATGGAATTAATTAGGGACAGGTTAGGACTGTGGAGATAATCTGTGCACAGGAGGACTGCCATAGGGCCTCTTGAGGACTACAATGTGGACACAAGAGGTCTATGATGTAACATAGGTGACAGAGACTATAAATAAGTTAAGAAAGTACTTGACAAATGAGAAAAGTACTATATAATTCTCTATGAAGGTAATCCTTCCAAGAACTCAAATGAAGTCTAAGTAGACAGGCTACTTAGGTAATACAGGAAGTTTCTAAGTGAGTTAAACTACTTAGTTCCTTTGTACGGTATATGTACACAGGAGGTAAATTAAGTAAGTATATACTTCATTTAGATTCTTGCTTTAAAGTTAAATTAGATAGTTACTCTAGAGTACTCATAGTAGTGGGTATCCCTATTGTTACCCTTATTATATTAGTCTATCTCCTATAAGGACAAAGATGACACAAGAGGTTACAGAGTTAAAAGTCAGAGGACGAGGTAGACCCAAGAAGGGTGAGATTGTAGCTAAGAAGTCCAAGAACAGAGGAACCTTAGGTCGTCCTAAGGGCGACAAGGCTATTATCGATGAGTACAAAGCTAGGATGCTTAACTCCCCTAAGTCAGCTAAGGTCTTAGAGACTATCCTCAATGCTGCTCTCAATGATGACCATAAGAACCAAGCAGCTGCATGGAAGCTAGTCGTAGATAGGATAATGCCCGTCAGTGCTTTCGAACAAACTAAACAAGGATCTGGTACTCCTTCTATTAGCATTAACATTACTGGCCTTAGTGTCCCTACTATCGATGCTGAGGAAGTTCAGTACGATATTGAAGATGTTACGCCTAAGAACGAAGTGGACGAGGAAGAGGAGCTATGACGACGGCTCTTAACTTCCAACTCCTGAAGTGGCAACAAGAGGTCTTCAAGGACTCCCATCGCTTCAAGGTCGTAGCAGCTGGACGACGATGTGGTAAGTCTAGGCTCTCAGCTGTGACCCTCCTCATAGAGGCTCTGAACTGTCCTGAAGGGTCAGCTGTGATGTACATAGCGCCTACCTTAGGACAAGCTAGAACCATTATGTGGGACTTGTTACTTGACTTAGGTAGACCTGTCATTAAGACCTCCCATGTCAACAACTTGGAGATTACCTTAATCAATGGACGTAAGATTCTCGTTCGAGGTGCTGATAATCCTGATAGTCTCCGTGGTGTTTCTCTTACATATGTCGTGCTAGACGAGTGTGCCTTTATCAAAGAAGACACATGGCAGAAGATCATTCGAGCTTCCCTATCAGACAAGAAGGGTAGAGCCTTATTCATCTCCACACCTAGTGGTCGTAACTGGTTCTACGATGTCTTCAACCTAGGACAAGAGGGTAAGGACGAGGAGTGGCAGTCATGGCACTTCACCACCAAAGATAACGAGACTATCGATCCTAAGGAGATTGAAGCTGCTGAGAGGACTCTAAGCTCCTTCGCCTTCAAGCAAGAATACTTGTCTTCCTTCGATACAGCTGGTAGTGATTTATTTAAAGAAGAATGGTTAAAGTACAAAGATGAACCTCAGTACGGTGACTACGTTATCGCTATCGACTTAGCTGGCTTCGAGGATGTCGCTAAGAACGCAGGAGCCTCTAAGAAGCGTCTAGATGAATCAGCTATTACCGTCTGCAAGATCTTAGACAACGGTGACTGGTGGGTTAAGAAGATCGATCATGGTCGTTGGGATATTAGAATGACCGCTTCTAAGATCCTCATGGCAATTAGAGATCATCGTCCAGTGGCAGTAGGGATTGAACGAGGCGCTCTGAAAAACGCTGTGCTTCCCTATCTGAACGATCTAATGCGTAAAAATAACGTGTACAGCCACATTCATGATCTCACGCATGGAAATCGTAAAAAAGCTGACCGTGTTGTGTGGGCTTTACAAGGACGTATGGAACACGGGCGTGTATCTTTTAACATAGACGAAGATTGGCGTGAGTTTGAAGACCAGCTGCTAATGTTTCCCTCTACAGGCGTACATGACGACTTAGTGGACTCTTTAGCTTATTGCGACCAGTTGGCAATTACCACTTACCAGCAGGACTATGAAGACGACGAATGGGAACCGCTTGACACAATCAGTGGATTCTGATATAAACGTATCTATGAAATACTGTCCTCATTGTCAAACAAGTAAGCTTTTGACTGACTTTTCTAAGAATAAAAGTAGAAAAGACGGTTTGATGGGTTACTGTAAGCCTTGTCAGCAAGAGAAAAGAAAGATAAGCGATCAAAAGTATAAAGAAGATCGTAATGCTTCTGCAAGACAATGGCGTAGTGCAAACAGGGATGCTCATTTAGCTACGTTAAAACGATACAGGAATAAGCGGCAATCGGTTAGGACAGCGTTACAAGTGAAACGTAAGGCAGCTAAGTTGCAGCGAACACCTGCTTGGCTAACTGACTTTGATTTGTTACACATTCAATGCTTATACCAAGTAGCTGCTATGCGTATAAGGGAAAGCGGCTATGAGTGGCACGTAGATCACGTTATTCCATTACAAGGTAAGACGGTAAGCGGTTTACACGTTCCTTCTAATCTTAGGGTTATCCCTGCCGTTGACAATTTACAAAAATCAAATAAATACTAAGGAATACTATGGGCTTGTACAGTAACATCAACGCTAAACGTAAGCGAATCAAAGCTGGCTCAGGTGAGACTATGCGTAAGGTAGGCAGTAAAGGCGCTCCTACAGCGATGGACTTCAAGGAATCAGCTAAGACTGCTAAGAAACCTAAAAAGGGTAAGAAATGACTATCAAACGAGGAAGTGAAGAGTTCGCAGGTTACAACAAACCTAAGAAGACTCCCGGTCATGCCACTAAGAGTCACGCTGTCTTAGCTAAGGAAGGCGATGAGATCAAGTTGATCCGCTTCGGTCAGCAAGGCGTGGAAGGTAGTCCTGATGGTTCAGCTCGTAACAAAGCCTTCAAAGACCGTCACGCTAAGAACATCGCTAAAGGTAAGATGTCAGCAGCGTATTGGGCTAATAAGGTTAAGTGGTAATAAGAAAATACTTGACAAATTACTACTTTTAGTGTAGTATCCGCATTAATTAAATACAAGGCTACATGACGTATGGCTGATATGGAAAACAACGACGAGGCTCAGTTTGAAGAGCCATCTGAGAACGACAAAGAACTCGTATCGTGGGTGATGGATCACTGTGAGCGTTGGAGAGAGTTCCGTGATGCTAACTCGTGACTCAGAGCGTTCACGTATCATCTCCCCTGCCACTCAGCAAGCTGTTGAGACATCCCATGCTGAGATCATGGAAGCTGTGTTCGGTCAAGGTGAGTTCTTCGACATTGAAGATGACGTGAAGGACATCAACGGTCAGCCTATCGATGTATCCATGTTGAAAGCCATGATGATGGAAGACTTCAACAAGGACAAGATCCGTAAGAGTATCGACCAGATTGGCTTGATGGCTAAGATCTACGGTACAGGTATCGGTGAGTTGGTCGTGAAGACTGTCAAAGAGTACATTCCTACTACTCAGGCTATCCCCGGTGTGATGGGTCAAGCAGCCATTGGAGTCGTTGAGAAGGATCGTATCTCTGTCTCCTTGAACCCTATCAACCCTAAGAACTTCTTGTTTGATCCTAACGGTACATCAGTGGATGACTGTATGGGTGTAGCTATTGAGAAGCCTGTGAGCTTGCATAAGATCGTAGCAGGTATGGAGTCAGGTATCTATCGCAAGGTAGACATTACTCCTTACATGGACGATGACTCTCTAGAGGCTACTCAGGAACTGCGTCAGTACCAAGACGGTAAAGCTACGATGCTCACGTACTACGGCTTAGTGCCTCGTGAGTACTTGATGAAGCTCGAAGGTGACGGTAAGGAAGTTGTAGATCTCTTCCCTGAGGACTCAGCAGCTGATGACTACTCTGACTTGGTAGAGGCTATCATCGTCATCGGTAACGGTAATCTTCTCCTGAAGGCTGAGGAGAATCCTTACATGATGAAGGATCGTCCTATCATGACATACCAAGACGATACAGTACCTAACCGTCTGTTGGGTCGCGGTGTCGTTGAGAAAGCTTACAACATGCAAAAGGCCATCGATGCTCAGTATCGTGCCTACCTCGACTCATTGGCGTTGACTACATCGCCTATGATCGCTATGGATGCTACTCGCTTGCCTCGCGGTGCTAAATTTGAAGTTAAGCCCGGTAAAGCTCTCCTGACTAACGGTAATCCATCTGAGATCATGATGCCGTTTAAGTTCGGTAGCACAGATGGTAACGCTCCAGCGGCAGCTCAGAACTTCGAGCGTATGCTCCTGCAAGCTACTGGTACGATGGACACCAATGGCATGATCTCCCAAGTCTCTCGTGATGCCTCCCAAGGCGGTATCTCGATGGCTGTGGCTTCTTTGATCAAGAAGAATAAGCGTACCCTCACGAACTTCCAAGAGGACTTCCTGTCTCCTTTCATCAAGAAGGCAGCTTTCCGCTTCATGCAGTTCGATCCTGAGCGTTATCCATCAGCTGACTTGAACTTTGTACCTACAGCGACTCTAGGTATCATGGCTCGTGAGTACGAACAATCTCAGTTCATCGCTCTCTTGCAGACCTTAGGCCCTAACACACCAGTGTTGCCTCTGATCTTGAAGGGTGTTATCGCTAATTCTTCTCTGTCTAACCGCGCTGAGATGATTGCAGCTCTCGATCAGATGGCTCAACCTGACCCTCAGGCGCAAGAGATGCAGCAAATGCAGCAGCAACTGGCTATCCAAGCTGCTCAGGCTCAGATTGCAGTCAACACTACTC